GCACGTGGTCTCGGCCGAGATCACCTATGCCAACAACCTCGACCGGATCGAGACGATCCGGAGCGACGGCCGCATCGACGGGGCGGATCCGTCCATCGCGGCGCTCACGGGTCGGATCGAGGTGCGCTTCGCCGACCAGACGCTGGTGACGCAGGCGATCAACGGCGAGGCCTGCGAGATGGAATTCGCCTACGTCCTGCCCTCCGGAGAAAGCTTCACCTTCACCGTGCACGCCGTCTACCTGCCGCGCCCGCGCATCGAGATTTCCGGGCCGCAGGGCGTGCAGGCGACCTTCGACTGGCAGGCCGCCCGCGACAGCGTCGTCGGCCGGATGTGCACCGCAACGCTGATCAACGACATCGAGGTTTATTGATGATCACGCTCGATCTGACCGGTGCGCCGCACTGGCACGACCTCGCGCCCGGCGTCCGGGTGCAGCTCCGCCCGCTGACCACCGCGCTGATGGTGGCGACGCGCAGCGATCCCGCCGTGGAGACCATGCCCGAGGAGGCGTCCGACGAGGAGCGCGCGGTCGCCTTCGCCAAGGCGCTGGCGCGGCGGGCCGTGCTCGCCTGGGACGGCATCGGCGACGCCGACGGCAACGCCATCGATCCGACCCCCGAGGCCATCGACGCGCTGCTCGACGTCTGGCCGATCTTCGAGGCGTTCCAGCTGACCTACGTGTCGAAGGGCCTGCTGCTGGAACAGGAAAAAAACGCCTCCGCGCTCTCGCCGACTGGTCCTTCGGCGGGGGCGACCGGTACTGCGAAGCCTGCGCGCAAGCGTGCCAAGACTGCCCGACGCGCCTGAACCGGCCGCTCACGTATGAAGGCTGGCAGGTCTGGGATCTCGTCGGCCGCCTCGGCGGCCAACTGCGCGTCCTGCCCGGCGCCGTGATCGGCTGGGACATGTCGGCGGCGCTGGCGCTCGGTGACGGCCTCGGCGTGCCGCCTCTCGCCATGGCCGAACTGCTGCCTGTCATCGAAGCGGTGATGGTCGCCAAACTCAACGAACAGATGGATCACTCCCATGGCGGAAAAACGGGTTAGCGTCCGCCTCGCGGCCGTGGGCGGACGGCAGGTGCGCGCCGAGCTGGAAGGTGTCGGCGAGGCCGGGTCGCGCGGCTTCGGACGGCTCAGCCGCGAGATGGAAGCGGCGAACGCCCGGCTCGCGGCCTTCTCGCGGCGGGTGCGTGTGGCTGCCGCCGCCGCAGTGGCGGCCGCAGCCGCCGCTGGCGTGGCGATGATCCGCTCCGGTCTGCAGACAGTGGATGCGCAGGCCAAGCTGGCCCAGTCCCTCGGCACCACCGTCGCCTCGATCCAGACGCTGGAGCGCGCGGGCTAGCTGGCGGGCGTGTCGATGTCCGGCATCGAACAGGCCACCAAGGATCTGACGCGCCGTCTCAGCCAGGCGGCGGCCGGGACCGGTCCCGCCGCCGATGCGCTCGACCGGCTCGGGCTCTCGGCCACCGACCTGATCGCCCTGCCGCTGGACCAGCGGGTCGGCGCGATCAACGCGGCAATCGAAAGCTTCGTGCCTGCCGCTGAGCGCGCGGCAGTCGCGGGCCAGCTCTTCGGCGAGGAAGGCTCCATCGCCATGTCGCGGATCGACACCACGACGCTGCGCCAGGCGACAGAGGACGTTCTCGCCTTCGGGGTCGTGGTCTCCGAGCAGGATGCCGACCAGATAGAGCGGACGAACGATGCGATCTCCCGGCTCGGTCTGATCTGGCGCGGGCTGTCGAACCAGCTGGCGGTTGCTGCCGCTCCGGCGCTGGAAGCCGTCGCCAACGCCATGGCGGCGGTCGCCAGCCGCACCGGGCCGCTCGGCGTCGCCATCCGCGGTCTCTTCGACAACACCGGCCGCCTGACCACCTATGCCGCGACCTTCGCCGCCTTCCTTGCGGGCCGCTGGGTGGCGGGGATGGTCGCCGCAGCGCTCTCCGTCCGTGGCCTCGCCACGGCGCTGGTCGTCCTGCGCGGCGCGCTGATCCGCACCGGCATTGGGGCGCTGATCGTCGGCGCGGGCGAACTCGTCTACCAGTTCACCCGTCTCGTGTCCGGCGCGGGCGGCTTTGGCGAGGCGATGTCGCTTCTGAAGGATCTCGCCGTCGAGGTCTGGGAGCGGATCCGCATGGGCGCCGCTGCGGCCGGTGCTGCGGCTACGGCGATGTTCTCCGACCTGAAGGCGGACGCCGCATCGGGCATGCAGAGCGCCATCGAGAGTGTCGTCGGTTTCGGCAACACGGCGGCGAACACCTTCGAGGGCGCCTACGAGGCGATCAAGGCGATCTGGGGCCTGCTGCCCGCCGCCATCGGCGATCTGGCATTCCAGGCAGCGAACAGCCTGGTCAACGGCGTCGAGGCCATGCTGAACGGCGTGGTGTCGCGCATCAACGGCTTCATTGGCGGCATCAACCAGGGGCTCGAAGCGCTCGGGTCGGAGAGGCGCATCTCGCTGGTGCCCGACCTTGACCTCGGCGAGATCGAGAACCGCTTTGAGGGTGCGGCCAGTGCGGCCACGACGGCGGCGCAGGCGGCCTTCGACCGGGCCTTCGAGGACAACCCGCTCACCACGCTCGATCTCGGCTTGACCGGTTCACGGCGAACCGGGCACTCGAGTCCGCGAACCTCTATCGCGACGCCGCACGCGATCTGGCCGAGGGCGCTCGTGCGCCGCTCGAAAGCTGGCAGGCGCTTCGCAACGCCGTGCGTGGCACCGACGAGGATGGCGCCGATGCGCTGGCCGAGGCCACGGCTGCTGCGGAACGGTTCGAGACCGCGCTCGACGGCGCCGGGCAGGCTGCGACCGATGCGGGCGCTGCCGCAGGCGCTGCAGCTTCCGCTGCCGAGCCGAACGTCGAGACGGCCGTCACGGGCTGGCAGGCGGTTTCGGCCGCGCTCTCCGACTACGCCAGCAAGGCGCGCCAGATCGGCGGCGATATCGGCCAGAGCCTCGTCGGGGCTTTCCAGTCGGCCGAGAACGCCGTCGGTGAGTTCGTGAAGACCGGCAAGCTCAGGTTCAGCGATCTTGTCACTTCGTTGCTCGCGGACCTCGCCAAGCTGGCTGCGCGCAGGTTCATCCTGGGACCAATCGCCAATGCGCTCTCGGGCATCTTCACAGGCGCGTTCGGCGCGCTGCTCGGTTCTGCCGCGCCGATGACGTCGCCTGCGCCGGTTCCGCGACCAGTGCTCCACCGCGGCGGCATCGTCGGCGCTGCTCCGCCGATGCGGGCGGTTCCAGCGATGGCCTTTGCCGGCGCGCCGAGGATGCACGCTGGCGGCGTCGCCGGACTTCGCCACGACGAGGTGCCCGCGATCCTCCAGCGGGGTGAGCGGGTGCTCTCGCGTCGCGAGGCGCAGGCTTACGGTTCGGGCGGCGTCAACGTCACCATCATGGCGCGCGACGCCGAGAGCTTCAGGCAGTCCCGGACGCAGGTGGCCGCGGATATTGCCCGCGCCGTCTCGCTTGGGCGCAGGGGACTCTGAGCCATGGCCTTTCACGAGGTCCGGTTTCCGGACGACATCAGCCGTGGCGCGCGCGGCGGGCCCGAGCGGCGCACGCAAATCGTCGAACTCGCCTCGGGCGACGAGGAGCGCAACGCCAGCTGGGCCAACTCGCGCCGCCGCTACGATGTTGCCTATGGCATCCGCCGCGCCGACGACCTAGCCGTGGTGGTCGCCTTCTTCGAGGCGCGGAACGGCCGCCTGCATGGCTTCCGATTCAAGGACTGGGGCGATTACAAATCGTGCCTGCCGTCCCAGACGCCATCGCCCACCGACCAGGCGATCGGCACCGGCGATGGCGCGACGACCGCCTTCCAGCTGGTGAAGCGCTACGCCTCGGGCGCGCAATCCTGGACGCGCGCCATCGCCAAGCCGGTGACCGGAACCGTGCGAATCGCGGTGGCGGGCGCCGAGCAGCTGTCCGGCTGGTCGGTCGACACCACGACCGGCGTCGTCACCTTCACCGCGGCGCCGGGCTCCGGCCTCGCGATCACCGCGGGCTTCGAGTTCGACGTGCCGGTCCGTTTCGACACCGACGTGCTCGACGTGACGCTCGACCTCGAGCGGCTCGGCTCGATCACCTCCATTCCGCTGCTGGAACTGCGCCGATGAAGACTTTCGATCCCGCCCTGCAGGCCCATCTCGACGAGGGCACGACCACGCTCGCCTGGTGCTGGCGGATCGCGCGGGCAGACGGCGTCACCTTCGGCTTCACCGATCACGACGAGACCCTGAGTTTCGACGGGACGGAGTTCGAGCCCGAGAGCGGGCTCACGGCGTCCGAGGTGCGGTCGGGCTCGGACCTGTCGGTCGATGCGCAGGACGCCGAGGGCGTGCTGACCTCGGACCGGATCACCGAGACCGACATCCTCGACGGCCGCTGGGACAACGCCGAGGTCGAGGTGTGGCGCGTGAACTGGGCCGACACTGGTCAGCGCGTGCTGATGCGGCGCGGCGCAATCGGGCAAATCCGGCGCGGGCGGCTGGCCTTCGTCGCGGAGGTCCGCTCGCTCGCGCATGTGCTGGGCCAGACGGTCGGGCGGACCTTCCAGGCGACCTGCGATGCCGCGCTCGGCGATGCGCGCTGCGGCGTCGATCTCGAAAATCCTGTTTTCAAGGGTGCGGGCGCCGTGATCGACCTGTTGCGGGATCGGGCCTTCACTGCCTCGGGGCTCAGCGGCTTCGAAGCCGGCTGGTTCACGTTTGGCACCGTCGAATGGAGGAGCGGCGCGAACGCCGGGCGTCGCGCGGAGGTGCTGGGCCACGACGTGACCGACGGCATCGCGATCCTGACCCTGCTCGAGGCGCCGGTGCGAACCATTGCCGAGAGCGATGCCTTCACCATCCGCGCGGGCTGCGACAAGCGGATCGAGACCTGCGGCGCGAAGTTCGCCAATACCGCCAACTTCCGCGGCTTCCCGCACATCCCGGGTCAGGACACGATCCTGCGCTACGCGACGAAGGACGGTGGCCATGACGGGGGCGTGCTGTGACGCCGGCCGCCCCAGACAGGGTCATCGCCGCTGCGCGCGCGTGGCTTGGCACGCCCTACCACGACCAGGCGAGCCTGCGCGGCATTGGCTGCGACTGCCTTGGTCTCGCCCGGGGCGTCTGGCGCGAAGTGGTGGGGCCCGAGCCGTTCCCGATCCCGCCCTACAGCCGGGACTGGGGCGAGACCGGGCCGCGCGAGGTTCTGGCCGAAGGCGCGGGAGCCATGATGATCGAGGTGCCTCCCGCCGAGGCCGGTCCCGGCGCGCTGGTCCTCTTCCGCATGAAGCCACGTGCCATCGCCAAGCATGTCGGGATCCTGACCGGGCCCGACAGCTTCCTCCATGCCTACGAGCGGCTCGGCGTGATCGAGGAACCGCTAACGCCGTCTTGGCGGCGGCGCATCGCCTTCGCCTTCCAGTTCCCGCAACGCTGAGATTCACGCATGGCAACGCTCGTCCTCGGTGCCGCTGGCGCCGCCATCGGAGGTTCGATCGGCGGCGCGATCCTCGGCGTGAGCGCTGCGACAATCGGCGGTTTCGTCGGCTCCGCCATCGGCTCGGTCGTCGACAGCTGGATCGTCTCGTCGCTCGCACCCACCCAACGCATCGAGGGGCCGCGGCTCGACAGTCTTCGGATGACGTCGTCCACCGAAGGCGCCGTCATCCCGCGCGTCTACGGCCGCATGCGCATGGGCGGCAACGTCATCTGGGCGACCGACTTCCGCGAGGAGACCAAGACCACCACGCAGGGCGGCGGAAAGGGCGGCGGAGGAGGCGGCAAGGTCAAGACCACCGAATATCTCTACTACGCGAGCTTCGCCGTCGCGCTCTGCGAGGGGCCGATCACCGGCATCGGCCGCATCTGGGCGGACGGCAAGCTGCTCGACACCGCTGGCATCGTCTGGCGCTGGTATCCGGGCGATGAGGCACAGGCCGCGGACCCGTTCATCGCCGCCAAGATGGGCGCGGCGAACACCCCGGCCTATCGCGGCACGGCCTATGTGGTCTTCGAGGAGCTGCCGCTCGGCAACTACGGGAACCGCCTGCCGCAGCTCAGTTTCGAGGTGTTCCGCCCGCTCGCGGATCCCGACACAGCCGAGGGGCTGACGCAGGCCGTCACCATGATTCCGGCCTCGGGCGAGTTCACCTACGCGACGCAGGGCATCCGCAAGGGCAGCGGCGGGGCGCAAATCCCCGAGAACCTGAACGCGCTCTCGGATACGGCCGACATGGTGGTGGCGCTCGACCGCCTGCAGGCGATGGCGCCGAAGGTGGAGAGCGTCAGCCTCGTGGTCGCCTGGTTCGGGAACGACCTGCGCGTGGGCGACTGCACCATCCGGCCGGGCGTGGAGGTCTCGGAAAAGACCACGAGCCCGCAGACCTGGTCCGTCAACGGCGTCTCGCGCGCCGCCGCCCATCTCGTCAGCCGTGATGACCAGGACCGACCCGTCTACGGCGGCACGCCGGCCGACTTCGCCGTGGTGCAAGCGATCAAGGAGATGAAGGCCCGCGGGCTGCGCGTCACCTTCTATCCGTTCATCCTGATGGACGTGCCGCCCGGCAACAGCCTGCCCAGCCCCTATTCCGACAACGCGGCCGGGACGGGCCAGCCCGCGTTCCCATGGCGCGGTCGGATCACCTGTTCGCCCGCGGCTGGTTTCGGCGGTACCGTGGACAAGACCGCCACGGCAGCAAGCCAGGTCGCGGCCTTCTTCGGCAGCGCCACCCCCTCGGACTTCGCCGTCGTGGGCGAAACCGTCTCCTGGACCGGCGCAGCGGGCGACCGGGGCCTGCGCCGGATGGTGTTGCACTACGCCCATCTCTGTTTAGCGGCGGGCGGAGTCGACGCCTTTCTGATCGGGACCGAGATGCGCGGGCTGACCACGATCCGCTCGGGGGCCAGCGCCTATCCCGCGGTCCAGGCCTTCCGCGATCTGGCGGCCGACGTGCGGAGCATCCTCGGGGCGGGGACGAAAATCAGCTATGCAGCCGACTGGTCGGAGTACTTCGGGCACCAGCCGGGCGACGGCTCGGGCGACGTGTTCTTTCACCTCGATCCGCTCTGGGCGGATGCCGAGATCGATTTCGTCGGGATCGACAACTACATGCCACTGTCGGACTGGCGAGACGGGTTCGAGCATCTCGACGCGGTCGAGGGCTGGCCCGCGATCTACGACCGGGCCTACCTGCAGGGGAACATCGCGGGCGGCGAAGGCTTCGACTGGTTCTATGCCAGCGCGGCGGATCGCACCGCGCAGGTCCGCAGTCCGATCAGCGATGGCGCCGCCGGCAAGCCGTGGGTCTTTCGCTACAAGGATCTCCGCGCCTGGTGGTCGAGTGCGCATTACGACCGCCCCGGCGGGGTGGAGAGCGGCACACCGACGGCGTGGGCGCCGCAGTCCAAGCCGATCTGGTTCACCGAACTCGGTTGCCCGGCCATCGACCGCGGCACCAACCAGCCCAACGTCTTCTTCGATCCGAAGTCGTCCGAGAGCTTCGTGCCGTACTTCTCCCGCGGCTGGCGGGACGATGCGATCCAGCGCGCATATCTCGAGGCGACCTGGCTCTGGTGGGGCGAGGCCGCGAACAACCCGATCTCGTCGGTCTACGGCGGCCGGATGGTGCATGTCCCCGAATGCGCCGCCTGGACATGGGACGCGCGGCCCTATCCATTCTTTCCGGCCCTGACCGACGTCTGGACGGACGGCGCGAACTGGCGGCTGGGGCACTGGCTGACCGGGCGTCTCGGCGCGGTGTCTCTGGCGGCGCTGGTCCGGCATCTCTGCCTGCGCGCCGGTCTGCCCGAGGACCACATCGACGTCACCGGCCTCTGGGGCGCGGTCGAGGGCTACGTCATAGGCGCTCTGGAGAGCCCGCGTGCGTCCATCACCACGCTGTCGCGCCACTTCGGCTTCGACGCAGTCGAGACCGAGGGCGTGATCCGCTTCGTCATGCGTGGGCGGGCAGCTGTCGCCACCGTCTCGCCAGACGATCTCGTCGCCGCGCGGGAAGGCGACGTCTTCGAACTCACCCGTGGTCAGGAGACCGAGCTACCCCAAGCCCTGAAATGGCAGGTCGCCCGCGCCGACAAGGACTACGAGGCCGCGCAGGTCGAGGCCCGGCGCATCACCGTCGACACGACCCGCATCGCGTCGGAGTCCTTCCCGATGGCGGTGCCGCCCGAAGAGGCCGAGCGCCGCTGCCGGCGCGCCCTCATGGAAGCTTGGACCGGCCGCGAGAGTGCGGTCTTTCGACTGCCGCCGTCGCGGCTGGCGCTCGACCCGGCTGATGTCGTGTCGTTTGTCCATGACGGCCGCGCCGTCCAGCTGCGGTTCATTTCCATCGCCGATGCCGATGCCCGCGGTATTGAGGCGGTCCGCCAGGACCGGGAAGCTTACGACTTGCCGCCCGGTGCGCCGCGGCCTTCGGCGCTGTCGCAGGCCGTCGTCTTCGGCGCACCCGAGGCGGTGCTGCTCGACCTGCCGCAGCTGACCGAGGACCAGCCCGCGCACCGCCCCTTCGCAGCAGCGCATGCCGTGCCATGGCCGGGCGAGATCGCGGTGTTCCGCAGCCCCTCGACGGACGGGTTCGAGCTGCTCACCAGCTTCGGCACGCGGGCCCGGATAGGGACGCTGGTCTCCGACTTCTACGCCGGGCCGACCTCGCGCTTCGACCTCGGCAACGTCCTGGTGGTCGATCTGCTCTCGGGCACTTTGGAGAGTGTCACCGACCTGACCCTCTTCGGCGGCGCGAACGCGCTCGCCATCGAGAGCGCGCCCGGCGTCTGGGAGATCGTGCAGGCGGGCGCAGCGGAGTTGCTGGCGCCCGGCCGCTATCGCCTGACCCGGCTGCTCCGCGGCCAGCGCGGCACGGAAGGCGCCATGGGCAATCCCGCGCCCGCTGGCGCACGGGTGGTGGTGCTCGACGAAAGCCTCGCGTCGATGCCCATCGCCGAGGCCGATCTCGGCATCCCGTGGAACTGGCGCATCGGCCCGGCGAGCCGCCCGGTGACCGACGAGACCTATGTCGCGCAGGCCTTCACGCCAGCGGGCGTCGGGCTGCGGCCGTTTTCCGTCGCCCATATCGAGCAGCCATGGCGCACTCCACGCGCGCCCGGCGATCTGACGATCGGCTGGACACGCCGGTCCCGAGCCCTCGCGGCCGACAGCTGGGGCGGGCTCGAGGTGCTGCTGGCCGAGGAACTCGAAGCCTACGAGGTCGAGATCCTGGACGGCGCCACCGTGAAGCGGGTGCTGAGCACCGCCACCACTAGCGCGGTCTACACCGCCGCCGACCAGACCGCCGACTGGGGCGGGCCGCTCGGCCCCGGCGACACGCTCGATATCCGCATCTTCCAGCTCTCCGCCCTCGTCGGGCGGGGCGCTCCCAAGACCGTCACGCTGAGCTTCTGAGGCGGCGCAATGAGTTCTGGCCCGCCGTGCGAACTACGTCGTAGGCTCGGGACATGCGCCCCGAGGACGAAGACCGGATTGCCGCCCAGCTTGCCAGAGTGATGGCCGTGGCCTGCGTGCGCAACACGCAACTCGAGACCCTGCATGCCGGCCTGACGCCCGTCTCGCACACGGGTGACGGCACCGACGTCATCGTGGAGGACGCCGCGGGCCGACGCATACCCTGGTCCGAGGTCTCGCGGATCAATGACGACGAGATGCGTGCGCAGATGCGCGAGATCGTGGATCGGCTCTACACCTTCCATCTGCGCATCGACGATCCGGCATTCCGAGCGGAAATCGATCGCTGGGCCGCGATGACCGCCAAGTGGGATGCGCCAAAGCCCGATCCGGTTCTCTCGGCCATCCCAAGGGAGACGCCCGAACACGGGTAGCCCGCCAACGCCCATCGCCGCGCCATTGTTCGCCGCCTGCCATGCAGGCGGCGTTCTTCGTTCTGGAGACCGCCCATGTCCGACGCTACGACCCAACTTCTGCTGCCCTACATCCTGGCGGCGCAGGCCCAGAAGCATGTCACCCACAACGAGGCGCTGCGGATCCTCGACGGGCTTGTCCAGCTCTCGGTTCTCGACCGCGACCTGACCGCGCCGCCTCCCAGCCCCGCCGATGGCGACCGCTACATCGTCGCCTCGGGCGCGACCGGCGACTGGGCGGGCTGGGACCTGAACGTCGCGCTCTGGACCGACGGCGCGTGGCTGCGTCTGCCGCCGCGGACCGGGTGGCGGGCGTGGGTCGAGGACGAGGGCCTGCTGCTGGTCTATGACGGGTCGGGCTGGGTCGGCACCACGCCCGCGACGCTGCAGAACATGGCGCTGATCGGGCTGGGCACCACGGCCGATGCGTCGAACCCGTTCTCGGCCAAGCTGAACGCCGCGCTCTGGACGGCGAAGACCGTGGCCGAGGGCGGCACGGGCGATCTGTTCTACACCATGAACAAGGAGGCTGCGGGCGACGATCTCGGGCTGACCCTGCAGACCGGTTTTGTCACCAAGGCGCTGGTCGGGCTCTTCGGCTCGGACAGGTTCCGTCTCGCGGTCTCGGCCGACGGCAGCACCTTCTTCGACGGGCTGAGCGTCGACAAC